AACAGGAGGTAACTTTCTGTCTTCCATCCTCCATGCACAAGGAATTGCTACCCGGAACTCTTATCTTTCCTATCTTGTTCCAAGCCAAATCCCTAACGGATCTTTCGCCTCTATCGCATGGGGCGGGAGGGAAGTAACGGAAGGAGGACAAACCATACAAGAAGAGCTTGCTCGACTTCAACCGAACATCCTCCTTTGTCTCGGGCCTGCCGCTCTTAACTATGCCAAGTTCGGACAGGCTCAACCTCCACGTATGCGCGGCAAAGCTCTCTCCTGGAAAGCGGATCTTCGTGGCTGGCGTGGAAGCCTTTTTCACTCTCCTGTATTTAACTGTAAATGCATTTCAACCTATGACCCATTCTATGTCCTCCGAGATTATTCCACCTTTCCTCTTCTTCAGTTCGATTTACAAAGAACAGTTACTGAAAGCCGACATCCTTCCTTATCGCTCCCTGTCCGGACAATCCATACATCCGCATCTGCTGACGAGTTGTGCTTCCTTATGGATACCTGGGGTGCCGGGATCTACTGCTCTCTCGACATTGAAGGAGGATTACCTAAGTGGCTGGTCAATGCGAAAGCTCTCGCTAAACCGAAGGACAAAGATCGTCTCCGCTATGGCTGGCCCTGCGTTAGCCTCTCTCCTGACCCTTCGCGGGCATGGTCAATCGCTTGGGGAAGGTATACGGAAACGGATCACGTTCGTCTCCTTCGAGCTTTCGCCAAACTTATGTATCGCGATGACGTACCTAAAGTTTTGCAGAACCAATTATACGATAATTTCGTACTGTCCTTTGGATACGGAATCCCTATCCGTAATGTAACCCAAGATACCATGATTAAAGGCTGGGCTGTGTATGCCGAGCTTCCCCGTGGACTATCCACTCAAGGCTCCATCTGGACTCGTCAGCCCCACTGGAAAGACGATACCATGTATGGAACAGGGATCGACAACCTGGCTCACGGCTGCGGTATGGACTCCGCTGTTACTTTAGAAATTTGCCTTGCTCAAGACAACGCGCTTTCGCCGGAGTCGATGAAGCATTACAAGACCATTATCGACTTGCAGAACTGCTTTCTGTTCATGGAACTAAATGGCATCAAGTATGACCAACCGGCAGTCACAACAAAACTCCGAGGTGTCCAAAAGAAGCTGGACAAACTGGGAGCATGGTTAGACAAACAAGCAAAAGGACCGCTCCGAGGACCAAAGGGTTCGCTCTCGTCGAAGAAACTTTGCGATTACCTTTATGCTTCCGGCGGCTACCCGAAACAGTTTGCCAAGGTCAATGGCAGGCTTACAACTAAGCTTACTTCCGATAAAGATGCGCTGCTTAAACTAAAAAAACTCCATTCACATGACCCTTTTCTTACCAACATCCTACGCCACCGCCACCTTGAAGGAGTCCGCGAGACGTTGTCAATCGTCGCGGACTCTGATGGTCGGGTCCGTTGCGGGTATTCACTTGAAGCTGAGACAGGTAGAGTTAAATGTTACTCTTCTCCTACAGGCTCCGGAGCAAACTTACAAACCATCCAAAAAGACCTGCGCTTTTCCTATACTGCTGAGTCCGCTGGACATGACTTCGCCCAGTGCGATCTTGAAGGGGCAGACGGATGGACAGTAGCCTGTCGTTGTAAAGCTCTTGGCGATCCGACTATGTTCGATGATTACAAAGCCGGGATGAAACCAGCGAAGATCATTGCGTTATTGTATTACTTTGGTGAAGTCATTAACACGCTTTCTCGACCAGACTTGAAGTGGCTGCACGACAAAGTCTTCCCTCTTGTCCAAAAAGAAATCGGTAAATGGCTTTACCTTGGATGCAAACGAGTGCAGCACGGAACTAACTACCTAATGGGAATCCCAACAATGCAAATGAACGTCCTGATGGACTCCTATAAAGAATCCGGTGTGCCAGTATATCTTGCTTTCGGAGACGCTAAACGACTCCAACAACTCTATCTCGCCCGCTACCGTGGCGTAAGCTTTTGGCATACATGGTCGTCTGCAATGCTAACTTCCAAAGGAGAACTACGGTCGGCTTCTGGCCACAACCGGGTGTTCTTCGGCCGTCGAACCGGAAAGGAACTTAACACTACGCTAAAAGAATTCCTCGCGAATGAACCACAAAACAACACCACGTGGGCTACGTCTTTGGCGATGCTGAAATTGTGGAAAGATCCAGCCAACAGGATTAGCGGGGTTATCTTAATGAATGCTTATGATACTTGGGTAGCTACAATCCAACGGAAACCCGGCGGTCTTTTCATTGTCCCTGTTCACCAAGTGCATGATGCGCTCTGCGTAGTCTGGGAAAAACTCCGCCGAACCTGGGCCAAAAACAAGATGAAAGAATATTTTAACAATGAACTAATAATCGCCGGTATACCGGTAACAATTCCGTTCGAAGGGAACTACGGTTCGTCTTGGGGGGAGCAGGAGGAAAGTATATGAACAACGGAGAAATAAAACAGGAAAACAAAACACCCTTACTAGGACTCGTCTTTGACGAAGCCCCAGTTGCACAGTCCCTAATAAACAAAGTCCTACTTATGAACACACCACAACAAGTAACAGAACGCTACACTAACAACCTAATCCGCAATGGACAGAATGACCAGTTTGTTCTATCTTACAGCCGTTCACAACGTAACTATGCACCAGACGGGAGTTTTCTTGGCTACATGTTTGAAGCCAGAGTACTACCACAAGATTCAAATGTTTCGTCTGAAGATCCGTCATTCGGTGCAACACCTAGTCAAGCAGTCAAGAATGCACTGGAAAAATACGGAGTAACTTTTCGATGAAACCCCTACTTGCCCACACATACGAACCCCATCGCCTCTCGTTCCCCTGTTATGTCCAGCCAAAACTTAACGGAATCCGCGCACTCTCCGGGACGATTTCCGGTCAGCGACATTTCCAATCCCGAGACGAAATTCCCTGGAACCGTAACGTGCTCTTGCACATCGCAACCGCGTTGGAAAACCTCCTACCAGATAATGTCCTAACAGACGGGGAGCTGTATGTCCACGGTTGGCCATTGCAACGCATTAACGGAGCAGTAACTCCTGTCCGTCAGGAAGCTAACGAGGACACAGTGCAAGTCCAATACCACATCTTCGATGTTATCGACTCGACGGAAGCATTCTCCCAACGGTATAAACGCAAGTTCGACCTCGTTGTTGTTTCCGATTGTCCTATTCAACCAGTTCCTACATTACGTGTTCATGATGAAGACGAAGCGAATGCGCTATACGCAAATTTCGTAGCCCAAGGGTATGAAGGCATGATGTATCGGTTAGGAGATTGCCCATACACGGCCCCGAAACAACCTCGTGCTGGCTCCCTCCACGTCCCTAACAATACCCGCTCTCCTTTCCTGTCCGACCAAGACAACCGTTGCTGGCATTTGCTCAAACGCAAAGACTGGCACGACGCAGAGTTTACTTGCATCGGAATACAAGAAGGAAGAGAAGGCAAGTATGAAAGCATGGTCGGAGCACTCGTTTGCGCTGTCGGCAACGGAGATACATTCACCGTAAGCGGTGGCCTTACCGACCATCAACGCATACTTTACTGGGAGCAACCTTCCCTTATTGTTGGCACTTCCGTCAAAGTTAAGTTCCTCCTTTACTCTACCGCAGGCATTCCACTTAACCCAACACTACTATGACAACTGAACAATTCGACAAACTATGCGACTCCCTCTCAACTTCCCGCCGGACAATCGTCATGGCCAAACGGCCTGAATATACTGAAGGACATTCCGATGTCCTGAATAACTTCAAAGTCGTAGCGACTGAACTTGGCCTGACTCCGATTCAAGTCTGGTATGTTTACTTCCGCAAACACGTAGCTTCCATCGGCCAATACGCAAAAAAGCCAGATGCCGGTATGTCCGAGCCAATCCAAGGTCGAATCATGGACGCCCTAAACTACCTCGAACTCCTTAACGCACTGATTGAAGATGAAGCCAGGTGACCCTGTCCTCTACCCTAAGTTCTGGGATGGCAGCCAGCCTGACCAAAACTACACCGCTGTCTTAAAAGAAATCCGAGACAACAATGCGGTGATCGAAGTTTACCACAATGGCCTTCTTCGCACCGCAACCGTAACCCTATCTGACCTAAAGCCCAACCCAACTCCTAATGTCCTTTCTCCGTAACTATCTTTCCTACTCTACCGGAAACGAATGCCCTGAAATGTTCCATGTTTGGGCTGGCTACGTCTGCCTGTCTGCAGCAGTTTCTAGACGTGTGTGGCTATCCTTCGGAGACGAAGTCATTTACCCTAACATCTATGTCATGCTCGTCGGAGACGCAGGCAACGGCAAATCCATTGCGTTGCGTAAAGCCAAACGCGTTATCGCAGAACTTAACGATATTCCTATTTCCCGTTCTGTAGAAACACCAGAAGGTCTCTGGCGATTCATGGCCGGGGACTCTAGCAAGAATCCTCCTGTTCCTTCGCCAGTAGCGTTCCCTACAAAGTGGCCTGACGGCGAGATACGCGAAGTCCATCCAATGACAATCATCGCTAACGAATTCATTAACTTTATTAACCTTAACCAAGCAGGTTGGATCAACGCACTTAATGACATTTACGACGAAGACTTTTATGAATACCGGACAAAAAATATGGGAGAAGATAACCTTATTGGACCCTACATTGTCCTCCTGTCCGCACTCACAACGGAAGTTTCTTCTGATCTACAAAAAGCACGAATCATTGCGTCGGGTTTTGCCCGCAGAACTATCTGCCAGTTTGGAGAACGTCAGTGGAACAATCCCCACAGCCAACCCGGCTTCGACGATGATCAGAAAGTCCAACGAGCTGCTGCAGTAGAATACGCTAAAGGTTTGCAGAAGTTGCACGGAGAAATTGCCGTTAGTGCCGAAGTCTGGGCATTCTGGAAAATTTGGTATGACGAACATTCCCACAACGTCCCCAAGCAAACTCCGCAGTTACGGTCCTGGTATACGAGCAAACCCCATCAAGTCTTAAAGATTGCCATACTGACAATGCTTTCCGAATCCTACGACCTTGTGCTTCGCATTCCACATATTCAAATTGCTCTTGACTATTTAGAAATCATGGAACAAGATCTTGCTAAAGTATTTGGCGGATTTGGACGGAACGAACTAGCCGCAGTAGCATCGAAGATTCTCGACTATCTACAAGGCCAATCCGAACCATTGTCCAAAAAACGTGTGAAGACTCTCTTCTGGTCATCGTGCAAACCGCCCAATGACTTTGAAGAATGCTACCAGTTCTTGCTCCAATCTAAACAGATTTCCTCTGCTTACTTGACGAACAGGACCAGCGGTATGCAGGACGAAATCACTGGTACGCCGGCAACGATGGTTGCGTTTGCCGCTTCCGTAGAGACTGCTCCGCAAGCTGACGTAGCTCCGACCGAGTTGCGTTCGGAAGCTCCGCCCGTAGCTGATCCATTAACACAGCAACCTGTGCCGACCTCCCCTGTGAGCGAGTTACCAATCCCAACTGAGCCTCAATCTGTCGTCGGAATTCCAGCCTTGCAGCTTCCGAAGCGTCTGACGGAAGGTTGAACTTAGACAGGATGTCCTTACGGGCAGACGATCCTGAACGCCTCAAGTCCCGGAAGAACGCAAGCGACTCTGCTTGGCGTGCTATTGCTTGGATCTCACCTCTGACATCCAGTTCTGGATTCTCCTGTAACTGTGCTCGCAATGTCGCCTGCACATTTCCGAACTTGCCTTCAATAGCCAGTTGTGCTTGGTCCTGTCTAAACGTCGCCACCTTCTGATTCGCGACCTTGTCCGCTCTAACCGCAATTCTTTGCGCTGCGTTGAAGTCAGCCTTCCTCTTTGGTTGGAATCCTGCCAACATACCAAGTTGCTCACCCGGTGTCGGCTGAATCGTAGGATTGCCACGGCTGTCCATTAACGGTCCACCACCACTCTGCGTAAGTTCAAAAATCTTCTTAAACGCAGGAGGCATCAAATCCCGGACACCAGAAGCATCCCCTTGTGCAAGTTTCGTCGCCCCTTTGAACAAGCCTGTGGCTACCGATAACGGCGCACCAATAAGCTGGTCTACTTGGAACCCGTTATACTCGCTCACGCCGGGCAGTGTTCCCATGGACAGTCTGCTCTGCCAATCCCAACCAAGGAGTGAAGGCAAACCCGTAGTTGCTGCATCCGAGAACGTGTGTCCACTCTCTTCGTCTTCGCCAAAGAACTGTGCGAGAAGCTCCCGCAAGTTCTTGTTAAGTTGCAAGTTTGGAAAGAGCTTCTCCAGCAACGCAATCCCTCCTGCCATAAAGGGCATTCCGAGTGTGCCTGCCATAGCGAACTGGACTGCAAGCATTTGAACTGCAGCAACCTTAGCTGCGTATTTCTCATGCGGAGTAAATCCAGGAGGATTAAAGAACCCTTTGCCGATTAAGTGCGTTAGCTGGCCAATACTCCCGATAACGTAAGATTGCATACTATTCGCGATCATCGCTGTCGACTTGGAAAACGTATCCTGACCGGAGAATGCTCCAACCGACCGGTTCACCTTTCCTCCGACGTCATTCACTGCATGGTTAAACCTTTTGGCTTCTATATACGCTTGCTCTTTTGACATTCCCTGGTTACGGTGATGATCGAAAGCAACCAAAAGTGCAACACTATTGTTGAAATGCTCCACCTGCCGGAACATCCACATACTTCCAGTCTGCAATCCTCCAAGCAACGTGCTTGCATGATCTCCTGCGGTTTTCTTTCCCTGACCTGCAATATGTCGTTTAATGTTATTTGACAGAACCTCATTCGTCGCTTCTTCGACATCATAAATAGTCAGGCCGATTTCACCGTCGTGAGTCGCTTGCTGTCTTAACCATTCATGCTCTGCGGTGTTCCACTTGCCTGACATAACTTCCTTGCCTGCCGACGCTATCATCTTATACGACCGCAACGGGTTCGCTGTCAACGCTGTAAGCTGCCCGGCTCCACGAAGAAACATCTGCGTTCCGTTCGCCATGGCAGAAGCCACGTTTGCACCGAGAAGCCAATGCGTTGTAAAGCGCGTCGCCATCCGTGCAACTTTTGGATCTGGAGACAAGATGTTTTCCGCGTGTTGTTTAAGGTAGCTTTTGAGGTCAGGTCTGCTTTGCAACTCTGGGTCCATCAACACCAACCGCATTTCCGCCTGGTAAATTTGCCGCGCCCAGTAGGTAGAAGTCTTTCCAATCCACGAGAAGTGGTTCTTCAAGTAAGAAAGATCCTCCGCTCCTTTACGTAATGTTCTCGCTTTCGTAGGAACATCTACGATACCAGCTTGTTTTGCCACGACTGCAAACTGTTCCACGGCGGAAGTCTTTTGCATTGTCTCCAGAATCTCCGGTCCAAACTTGGCCACCATCATGTCCTGCATATTCTTATCATAGACCCGCATCTGTGCAATCCAACTCTCAGTCCCCGAACCGAAATGCGGAGCGAAGTCCATATTCGCCGTGACTTTTGTAAACGACTGTAAGGTCGTGCCTGTCTGTTTCGCCCGCAACTCTGCTTCTGCTTTGCTGTCAAACTTGTCCATTTTGCCGTTTGCAAACGTGGCAGTATAATCTCCCATACGTTGTGCACTCGCCCATCCAGGATTGTCTCTCATGAACGTATCCCAATTCCTCCACTTAGCGGATTCGTTCGTAAGAACCTTGATAAGCGTCTGCAAGATTTCGGGCTTGACCTCCAATGAAAGTTGTTGCATTTTCTGGTTTGCCATCGCAGCCTTCTGTGGGTCGGAGAAATCTGTTAGCGCATACTCCATTACCGCATCGGCAATTTCTACGTTTCGATTCAATTTGAATCCAGACGTATCCGCAATCAGTGCAGCGGCGTTGGAGACAGAGACTTTGCGCATACCGTCCAGAGTCACAAGGTTCATCTTCTGTTGAGAAAGCTCTTTCTGCACAGTAAGTTGCTGCACCGACTCCCGATCCCCTTTCGACAACCCTTTAAGTAACTCCTGTACTTGCGGACTTGTAATAGGCAGCGTGACAATCTTCCCTGTCTTCTGTCCCTCTTGTTGATTAGCGAAGATCCATCCGTCCACGGCGCGAACAACCCTCGGACTTCCTATGGTCTTAAACATCGTGTCTACGGCTTTGTCCGTTGGAACTCCTGCATCCAGGTCAATAGCAAAAGCGGCGTGACCAGCAAGTTGCATATGTCGGGAGTTAGTCATCAACTGATATCCCTTGTCCACACCTTCTGCAAGCAACGGATGGTTAAGAATCGCTTGTGCAGGTTTCATAATAAACTTCGCAAGCGATCCCATCTCTTCCTTGGTCCAGAACAAACTTGGTTTCGTCGAGTAAATCTCCGCCGCACCGACAGGATCCAAACCGGCAAGTCCTTGCATTTGTTCGTAAGCGATCTTCCCGTAAGCATTCGCCTGCATGATAGTATGCGTAGCATCCAACGCTTCAGCAATGCCAGACTTGAGTCCGTCCATACTTTCTACGTTAAGCCACTGCATCACCCCTTTGTCGTCGAAGGCATTCAACGCTTTGAGCATAACCGCAGCGTCATTAGCGCGTTCATACAACAACGGTTTCATCGCATCAGGCATGACATCCATCCAGTCTTTAATGTTCTTGCCGTCGCCTAGCAACATATCCTTAATAAATGTCTCGAAACCGGCAGGACTTTGTTCATATCCCGCTTCCTCCAAGGACCAATTAAAGAACTCTTTGTCCGGACCATTCTCCTCGTAAGCTTTCGTAACAAACTCTTGTGCCACGCGCATACCGGGAGTTACCTCTTTATGTTCGAAAATGGTATTCAGAATGTCAGCCTTGCTTGCATCTTTGGCCGCGAGTAATCCAACTAATCTATCCGAATACCCTCTGGCAGAACCTGCATCCAAACCTTGTTTGCTAAAATAGTCCAGGCCAAAAGCTCGAACAGATGCTACGCTCTTAGTCGTATTCAAAACATTCGATGTGATGTTCATGACTTCGTCAAAAGCAGAGCCTTCTGTATTTTTGAATCCGAGAATGAACCCGACCCAGTTCTTAAACGCCTGCAAGCCGTTGTTTTTATCGACTTTGATTTTGGTCAGGATATCCCGAAACTCTTTAGAAGAGAACGTCTGCGAAACAAATTCATCCCCGTTCAACAAAGCATAAGCAGAATCAACCAAGTCCGTGTTGGTCGTCAACTCTGCCATGCCCGCTTCTTCTTTGGCGTAGCGTTCATACCAATTTGACTTCTCCGCTGCTTCGACAATGGCCCGGAGTTCAGGAGAAACTTTCCCTATAACCTCTTTGCGCAACATCTCCAACGCATTCCGATGCTCCGCTTTCGCAGGATTTGCCAGCTCGTGCAAGGTTAGCCCATGGAACAATTCGTGCACCATAATCGACTGCCGCGAAAGCTCCGACATTTTGGAAAGGTTCTCCGCAAGGTTGATAATAACTCTCTTTCCGTCTGCCTGCACTGCAAACGACATTCCCGATTCCTCGTTCTTAGACCATTTGATTTCAATCAGGTCCAATGCTCCGTCCAGTTTCATGGCGTGCAAGTCGGCTGCCAGTTCCTGAATGACAGGATGTTCGGATTGTAGGAGATGCTCTAGTTGACTTTTGCCAGAATTGCCGACAGAGGATACCAACTTGACATCCTTTGGCGCAGTCGGAGTCCAGGGTTTTTCCGGCGAACGCGCTGCGACTGGACTCGGATTTTTAACTACATTATAAATTTCCTTTTGTAGGATTTCTATAGACGATTCACCTTGTGCTTTCTCATACCCTGCAACTTCATCAAACACTTTAGGACGCGAATCCAAACTTTCAAAATCAAGATTAGTTCGACTGAACCATTCACGAGTAGTTTCATTCGGTAACGGTTCAACATTCACCCTTTGACCAGAACCGTCATCCAAGTCGTCTGCTACAAGTTCACGTATTTTAGGCCAGTCCAAACCATGGGCTTTTAACAACTCCAAGACTTCGGTCGCTGGTTCAGTTTTTAGAAGTATTGTTACGCCTTCCGCTTCTACATCAATGCGCTGCAATCCGTACGGAGCTGATTCTTTTCCCCGTTTAATAAGCCGCCCAGTTATACCAGCAGTAACCCGGCCCGGACTAGGACGAACCTGGCCATCTCCATACGCTCGGCCTTCGCTATCGTCTTGCCCGTCCTGCCAGCCGTACGTTTCGCCCTCTTCTTGTTTTTTGTTCATTTTCCGAACAACATCTTGCACAGCCTTCAACGTCCCTCCAGCTAAAGCCGCATCCAGTTCTTCGCGCATTCCTACTTGATCCGCGAGCATACGCAACTCCTCGAAATTTTCTTCTGTAGTTTGCTTGACGATCTCGTCCTTAGGCAGCGTAAATGTAATGTCACCTTTCTTACTTAACCCTTCTCCTTGCAGGATCGCAGAAACAAAGCTCGCTTTGAACGCCTCTCTTCCTTCATTAGTCGCGAGTTCACCATTCCTTAACGCAAAGTCCGCTTTCCGATGGAACATACCTGAGTTAATAATCTTTTGGTAATTCGAGTTCCCATCTCCGCCAAGTTCGAGGAATGTATTCTGCAAGTCAAGAAGAAACTTGTGTTCCTCCTGCTGTAAATGAGTGGGGTCTCGACTATTGACTTCATTCTCTCCCATGAACTGCATTGCATCTTCGAACGTACTTTGTTCCTGCTCTGCTTTGGTTACTTCCTTTCGTGTTTCATTGATCAAACTCTGTACGGCTTCCTTATCCGTCGGAGCTTCCAGGCTTGCAGACTCGGCATCTAGCCACTTCCGTCTTTCAGCAACGGCCGCATTATCCAAAGGTGCCATTCCATAATGTTCACGTAGCGCATTTATCTTGAAGATGCCAGCCTCAAACTGTTCTGGAGTCATCGCCGTAGCAATTTCCTTTTCCACTCCGTCGAGGATTTCCTTGCCCGATTTGATTTGCTCTGTCCGCTGTGCGTCTTTCGACTGCACAGGTAACTCTTGGAAGTTATCCGGACTTTTTTCTTTCTTTACTTTATACAGCGGGTTATCCGACATTCTTACCGCAGCATCACGAGGGACAAAGAAATTCGTCTGTCCAGCTTCCCGATTTGACCCTGGCTCGCTCCCCGTAGGAAAGCCGACTAAGTCTCCAACTTCAATCTTTGTCCCGTCGGAATACCGCAAATCCTGTCCGCGAAGGTCTTTTACTTCGACAATACGGAACGTCCCGTTTTTGTTTGTTCCGTGTTCTGTTCCGAAAACATCGAACTGTTTGCTATTCTTATGCACGAATGCTCCGCCGACAACATTTTTGCCTCCAGTCGCAACATTTAAGTCTTGCATCCGTTGATATTCTTCATCCGCTTGGCGATTGGCTTCTTCTAACGAAACGCCTTCGCCCTTAGACTCCGTGCGAGTTCTCCGCTGACCACGAAGCTCTTCCAAACTAGATGCAAGATCCACTGTTATTGTTTCCAAAGGCACTGTGCCGGGAGTGTTCTCCGCAACCTTACGCTTCTCTGCGCCGAGTTTGAGAGCTAGTTCTGTCTTAGCAATAATTGCCTTTGTATCCAAGAACTCCTTTTTCGACGTCCGTCCTCCAAACTCAGCCCGACCAGTTTTCGTCAGCATTAGTCCCGCGAACGGAAGCTGGCCAAGAGTCATGTCTAACGCGGCTGTAATTGGATCGAAGTGATACTCCGAGTTCGGGTCCACCGCAGACTGTGCCATTGCTCCAACTTCACCAAAGATACTTGCTCCAACTTCACCAGCACCCAGAGACACGGCACCTTGTGTTCTAGTAAGCGGCATAATCCGATTAGCGATAGCGGGATTGACGGCTTCGCCCATGACTGCACTAAGTCTGCCCGCAGGGTTCAGCATTGGACCAGCTAACTTGCCCGCGCTGTCTCCAAACATTCCCAACGCTGTTCTCAGGCTCTTTTGGTAAACCGCGGGCATGGCAGCGTTCGTTGCACCGGCAACTACACCTACAGCAGGGGAGCCAGTTTCCGTATATGCTCCTGCACCACTAAGTGCGGCTGTGCCTGCAAGTCTGGCAGCAGTAAATCCTGCACCAGCACCAGGAATAAACAACGGAGCAAAATCCACAAACATCCGCGGCAAGCTCCGACCGATGTTTGCTCCTTCCTCCGGTCGACCAACGGCCGTTCCTACCGATCGTCCAAAGCCCTCTCCTATGTCCGGAAGTCCGGTCCATTCCAACGCGCGATCTATTCCCGTCGACGCCTGTTTAATCCAGTTGTCGTTAACACCCGCATCAAACGAGTTGTTCCCGCGTTTCCGGTTTTGCATTGTCGACCAGTCAGACAGGGATTCCTGCACAACGCCAGCGCTTTTCAGCGTGTCGTATAGATCGGAGACTTGACGATAAGAGAGGGCCATATAAGGTAGTGGTTAGGGACGAGGTGCAAACATACCAGTGCCGAATAATCCGCCCTTGCCGGGTTTTTTCTGTGGACCGGACTTGGCAGTACCTTCCGCAACAAGACGGGCATATTCTGCCTGGTCTTGTGGAGACAGCTGCGCGACCGCGGCTGCGTTTTGTTCTCCTGCGCTTTGAATTGTTTGCTGTGGAATAAACGCCTGGGACGCAGGCATTCCGTTGATCTTCCCTTCAACAGGAGGTCCGATAAGATTCGGGTCTGCTTGATAGGACGAACCAACTTGATCGCCATCTTGCGAATAGATTTTATTCTGTCCGTTCGGTCCTTTCTCAACTACGCCGTGGGACTGGAGTGGAACCTTTTGGTCTCGTTGCATAACAGCGGCCTGGCCTTGCAATTTTTTCATTTTATCAATCTCGTCTTGGTCCATCCCTGTTGCACCAGCTTCCTGTTGCGATTGAGTCAGTATATCTCCACCGCCGAGTTTTGCCCATTGGTTTTCTGCGGTGTTTCCTTGACTAGCGCGGTTAGCTGGGTTGGTATTTTTAAACGCAAAGAACTTGTCAGTCTTTGCTTGTTGTGCAGCCGCTTGATCGTCAGAACGAGTAGTCCGCATTTGTTTCATTACGTCTCCCATGTTCTGTTGATTCTGTTGTCCTCCTAACAGTTGCAGTAAGGCCTGTTGGAATGGGTTTATTTGCTGAGTTGGAGCTTGGCCTTGCCTCGGTCCGGCTTGGCCTTGCCTCGGTCCGGGTTGGCCACCTGCTGCACCTGTGTAGCCCTGAGGTAAAAAGGGTTGATTTGGGTTCGTGTTGACTAGGTCGATTGGGGCTTGGTCTGCCATAATATTAGTTAGTTAGGGTTGTGGTTGTGGTGTTGTCAGAAGATAATCTTCCGGTTGAATTTTCCCTAGTGTTGGAAATTGATTTAACGCTCGTGCTCGTAGAATGTCTTCGGGCGAAAGTGCTCTTGTCGGCGGAGTAAGTTGTTGATCTACCAAATCCAACCAAGCATTTCCCGTATCCGTTGCAGTTGCCATTTGTGTTGGCTCCATACCGAATAATCCCCTAACAGCATTTCCACCTCGACGAGCAAGTCGCGGAGCAAAGTCTAATATACTTGTAGCAAGTTCTTTTCCAGAAGTATTCCACCAGGAACCTAGGTTCTCACCTGAAGCGTAACCGGGTGCATCTGGATGCGCAGATGGTCCGCCAGGACCACCCGGAGACGGAACCATTCTTTGATTCTGTTCTCCCCAAGGATACATTCTTGCGGCTTCTTGCTGGTAAGGATCTTCTAGCGTTCCGTATAATCTTGCGATAGCCTCTTGTTGTTTTGCAATGGAAATGTTATTCGGATTATCATACACCGGATCAAATTGACTTTTCACAAAAGCATTAGCAGCCGACTGGTTGTTCGTCTGCATGTTAGTTCCAACCGCCTGCAACTCTGGGCCCATCGCCTGTAAAATTGCAGGGTCAATCTTACCAGTGCGCACCATTTCAGTGAGCAAATTAATATCAGTTGCGCGGTTATCCGCTGCAGTCCGATCTCGTTGTATAAGATTTGCCTGCTCCATCTGTTGCCTTTCCAATGCCAACTTCTTTTGCTGAAATTCTCGTTGTGATTCAGCTTGAATCGAGTCAGTCTCATTCTGCTGCATACCGAGCATTGCCTGCATTAGCATTTGCGGTTGGTTATTATTTTGGTTCCCCTGTATCGCTTGCATAAGCTGCAAAGCCATACCAAGTTCAGCCATCTTCCGACTTTGTGGGGTTTCTCTTTGTTGTTGTCTGTATCTTCCCATAGTATTAGCCCCGGAGGGCGGTTATAAGTTCGACTGCAGCGATAACGCCAAAGTGCGAACTAGCGGTTGCGGAGTTAAGAATCAGTGCAATGCGGATGTCAAAAACATCGCCAGGCGCAAATCCCGTTGGAGTGATAACGAAATCTTTGTCCGCGAGTGTTATCGAGTTAATAGTTGTTGCCGCGGTTGTGACGAGGTCTGCACCAACGGTTAAGTCCCGTGCAACTTTGTGGATTTCAACATCAACCGTAGCGGACGTTGCAGCAACACTTGTAAGCATCCCGGCGGCAAAGCGGAGGCTAACAGCAGCTCCAGCTTCATACTCGATTGGAAGCTGCACTGTAGTCCGGGCATACTGCGTAACAGCGCCGGCAGCATTCATGTCCGAGCTGCGAATACTCGGTCCAGAGGTTCCAAATGTTCCGTCATTGATGCCCAGGTCATCTGCACTGGCGGTTCCTAGAAGCGTCCCGAACGCGTTCCAGATACGGAAGTTTGCCAGCGGTAACGGAATACTTGCTCCCGTATTCGCAATGATTTGATCCCGGCCAACTGGGCCATAAAAGCCTCGTCGAGCGGTGATTGTTTCTTTACATGTAATTTGTTCGTCGATTGTCATTGGTAGTTAATAGTTTGTGGTTTGCATGGTGCACAGCCTTTCTTGCGAAAGACTACGCGAAATTGTTTTTTATCCTCGTAAGGACAAACGTCAGGTGCGCCCACAGCTTTTCTCCAGTCAACATTGCTTCGACATGTCGCACAATGAGTTCGAGACAGGCAATGATTTGAGTCCGTGAATTTCATGGAGCTTCTGAAATTGTGACGGTGTAGGCACTTGGCCCGACCCCGTATGGGCTGAAGTCCATCGTTGCGGAAATGAATGCAAGGGTTTCACAGTTGAAAACAAAATAACCGTTTCGATTTATATAAATGCTTGTGATTGTGACAGTGATCGTTCCGGCGTTTCTATCGCAAACCGCACTTGCAGTCATTGTTGGATTTCCCTCGCTCCTTGCTCCTGCTCCGCCACAGGAGCCGTCATTAGTGCTGTACGCATACCACTGCATGTTGCCTATGGCGTCACCACTGCCGCCGAACGTCACATTTGCAGAGCCTCCGGTCGCGGTGTGCTTGATATCGTATGAGCCAACCTCGTGCACACACTCCGCCGATGGCCCTCCGCTTAGGACAATGCTGACTCCGTTCCCGAGAACATCGCAACAGTTACAGCAGTTGCACCGCCGAGAGCCATCGGCTCCAAGAAAAACAAGTGAGAATGACATAATTTATGTAAAAGTAATTTCAATCGCTCCATCCACGCAAGTTGCGGTTGCAGAAGTTGGTGTTGTGCCATCGGTCCCGTTTGATCCATTGGTCCCGTTTGTGCCATCGGTCCCGTCGATTCCGGCAGTACCAGCTTCCCCGTCTTCCCCGGTCTCTCCTTTAGGCAAACCTAAATCTAAATACCATTTGTTATTTTCAAACCGAAGCTCCGCGGTTGCAGGTTCTTCAGCATCTAATGTAGTCACATCACCGACTTCAAACTCAGGTGGTTGCGACGTAAGCAAGGGACCTGCTTTCTGCGCAGCGGCTTTAGGCTCACTCATCAACAAACTCGGCTCAGTCTTCCGAACAATTTTCGTTGCCCTTTCTCTCCGTGCGATGGTCGCCGTGACTTTCCTTGGCTCTGGTGGTTTTTCCCGATCCCACCCCCATGAGTCTTTAATGCTTGTCGCAGTATCTCTGCTCGCACTTGGTAATCCTTTCTCACCCATGAATATCCTCCACGTTCAAAACTTCAACCCGATATTTCGTTCTGCTCCAACCAACTGCTTGTGAGTCCACCTTATACGCATAGTATCCAGTCAACGGAACTTGTGCCGGACTTGTAGCACCTATCACACTCGGACTCACACTTCCTTGAACCTCAACATTTAACTCTTTATTCACGATAACGGTTGGAAAATCGTCTCCAATCCAACCAACCGCTGCATCTACACTAGCACTTGCATTTTCCGTCGCATTATTCAAAAACCTCGTACTCATTAACATAGGCGGCAAGTTCTGCACACGCACATCCAAGTTTATATCCTTACTTTTCCCCCAGCCTTTGGTCGCATCCCACATCTTATTCTCAGTATCATCACTGTTCAAACTATAAGACTGGCCAGCACTAGCACTGACGTCAACCCTGCCACTAACCTTTCCGCCACTCAAAACAAAAGTCAATGCAACAGGACGAAAACTAGGCCAAGCCAAAACACTCACTCCCTTTAGCGTGCTAACCTTTGCCAACACGTCAGCTTTAACAGCCGTTGTTGGTAAGTAAAACTCCCATACATCAACCCAAACTCCTGCTGTATAAAACTCTTTTCGGTTCCATAGTAGCTCCGGCAATACTCCCACGCTTGCGTGTCCACTAGCACTCTCGCTTCCACTTAGGCTATAACTATATCCACTCGCCTTTCCATTCCAGTCACTTTGTGTTTCTCCGTCTGCTTCGTCCTTAGTCCAGATAATTTCCAATGCCGCTAACTCGTCTGGCACTTCGATCTGGTCTTTTGTAATTGCACTACGTTCGCTTGTTGCATCCAACGCTGCCTGAATTGCAACTATGTCCCAGGTCTTTCTCAGGTTCAGATCTTTGCTAACAACATCCAGATCCGTCGCCGCTTCACCCATGTTAACTCCCATGGTAGTCTTCTGCCATTCAAACGGCATAACAATCCCCATACGAGGGTCATACTGTTGCCCATGCAACTCTTCCCCTTGGGAATGGTTCGTTGTTGGAGGAGTATAAGGCATTACCGTCCGTGCCTCCGAAATTGTTCAAAACGAAAAACATCCCATTCACGGAAAGACGCCAGCGCACGGTCAGCAAGCTCCTGTGGCGGAGGCAAGTTTCCTTCTTGACGAGAAATAAATTGCTTGTTAAAATAATTCATATGAATAATGCTTCGCCATTGTAAATACGACGAGCCTTTGCTTAGCCACGGGTCTGTTGCCGTAGTTTCCGCCAGCGTATCCGCGTCCCAATCCGTAGTCATAGCGTAGATTTCCATTCCCAACAGGAAAGTTTCCCCTGCTGTTTTGGGAAAAAACAACACCCGGTCGCCTGCGAAAGTAAACCTTCCGCGTCCAGGAGGTTCAAGAGTATTTCCATCCGTTACATTCCTCCGCCGATAATGCGGATTGACTCTTTGTCTTTCCAGACTTTCCGCGATCGTAGTCCATTCCACGGGAAGCAGATTTCCATATGTATCGAAAATCCCTACTTCAACAATAGACTTAACCTCCACTGCTGTTGCCGTTCCATAAAGAACCGTGTTCACAAGACTTCCTCCCGTGCTTCCATCAACGGATAACTCCGCTAATGTTCGAGTAAACTCGAAATCGTACAGTAATTCTGCCTCAGCACGAGCCTGATTAACTGCGACGAGGAATAGATCGAGACCGTTTTGGGTCAGATCCGCCACGTCAAGTTGCAGGTATGACGCCGTAGCTTTTTTAATGTCAGATAATAACACAGGAAGAAGATAGTTGTAAACAGGATTTAGAACTCTCGACCTTTAAGTCCAAATGGACCTGAAGGAGTGCCTTTTTTTCCTGTGAATTGTTTTTGGTCGTTGGTTCCGCCGAACGTATCAGGGTGATCCTTTGCCGTTGTGCTGAGCCGTTTCTCCTTATTTCCCTTGCCGGGAGTATAAGTTTTGCCTGCGAGTGAACCCATAGAGGTCGTATTCATAGTTTATTTTCCTTTTGTTGGATTAGCGCAGTTTTGGTGCGCCAACCACAGTGATGTAACCAGAGACCGCCGAAACGTCTCCAGCCGCTGCTCCACCAGAGAACGACCCCGCACCGAACACAATCGTGTCCGTTACAGGATCGACCACCGCTGGAACAACTACGTTATTGGTATCGTCGAAGAAGTTGCCACAAGCAACAAGCTGCGAAAATCCCAAAGCGTCCGCGCTGAGAACGTTGGTTTGACCACCAACGCTAACAGCGGTTAGCTTCAGGCGTTTCAACACCACTTTCTTGTCAACCGGACCACCGAACGCGAATTCCCCCGCGTCCAGTGAATCCGGCAACAAGCTGACTTGCGATGCAGTCAACGCAGACATAACTTAGAGGGTAATTCCTCCGAGGTCGCCGACGAACTGGAACGCTTCTGGATAAGGGAACTCGAAGCCACCTTCGGTCAACCATTGATCCTTCCGCTTGTCAGCATCGTTTTCCTGAATCATGGCTTCGATGTCCGTGTCGCTGTCAGTCAGCGGACGGAAGTTCATGTAACCCAGGTCGATATAGAACGCGGAGTTCCGGAACGCAGGGTCATTGAACAACGGGTGAGTCTTGTAAAAGACCGTGCCCGCATTCGAGTTATGTTTAATCATCTCGAAGTCGAATCCTTTGAATCCGTTCTCGCGAAGGCTAGTGAACTGGATCTGGCGCTCAAACATGTCAGCGACACGATTCAAGTAACCAGGACCGCACAAGCAGAGCTTGCTCCAGTCGGTAGCGTTCGTCCGTTCGAATACACGGGAGTTCAGTTCATTGAACTCAGCCTTCGTAATAGTCGCACCGGCCAACTTGATGATGCGCTTGTTCGTGTAAGTCACCCAGTCGGTTTCCGCAGAAACGTCGGCCTGACCGTACTCGATTGCACCACCAGCAGCAACGCTGCCCTTTTCCCACTGTTGCAAGAACCACATCAACCCACCGGTGAACCGGCGAGAGACAGTGTCTCCTGTGGACGGATCCACCGCAGTGGTCTTTCCTCGTTCACCAAAGAACGCAGCAAGTTCCAACTGAGACATGTGATCAATACCATTGTCGAAACAAGCTTCCTTGTACGCGCCAGTTTTGTCATAGACAGTTGGGGCTTTCAACGCCGTGCGGGTGAGCTCAAACGCAGTCTTGAAGATTTGCGTATAGTTAACCGCTTCGTTCGGGAATTTAATCCGGCCGGAGCGAGAACGCGCACCTTCAGAGAACGCCGAACCCATCGCGTAGATATGCTTGCCAACAGCAGCCGCAGCCACGTTGAGAAGGTCAGCCTGTGCGGTGACGAGTTCCAGTTCCACATAACCACTGCCGACCACAGTCACACGACCAGCGATATCGGTATACGACGTTGCCGTCGGACCAGTAGCGCTGACACCCATGTTGAACAGTTTTACAACCGTATCAACTTGGAAGTCAGAAGCGTCAGTGACATACAGCCGAATAGCACCCATAGCAGCAACATCAAAGTTACCATTACTGTCGCCACTTGCTGTGGTTACACCGGCCGTAGTAAACGGACCAGTCTTGTTCCCCGAAGTTGCGGGTCCAGCTACCGTAGTAGTCTTGATCGCAGCCCAGCGTTTTTCCTGCCAGCCGAACTCAGGGATCGGCGTTTCATCGTTGTCCATCATTGACAGCAAACCGACCAAAGGAGCAGTGCCGTTCGGGAAATTGTGAAAAATCCTCCGACGGGTGTTCTTGGACCAGTAGTTGTCAATTGTTTCACTGGATGTAAGTCCTAGTGCCATTGTGTTATTTCCTTTGTGTTGTTGTATCTAGCTGACAGGAAGGACCGTTAGACCTTACCGAGGATGCCCATTGCTTTGGACTGTCCTTGGACAGAATCACCCGCTCCGCCTCCGCCACCACCCCCACCCGGTGTAGTTACCGGAAGGGTTGGCTGCTTAGACACAGGTTTGCCGGCAACAGCGGAAGCTGCGGCCAGTTTGAATTCGGGGTTGGTTTGTTGAATTACTGCTTCGACCCCGGAGGCGATGGCAGTAAATAAAGACTTTTCGTCCTTAAATTGGGATGTATCAAGAGAGTTACCTACGGCGGCAAGAATTGGCCGTAGAGCGGGATTGTTAAGTTGCTCGTGAGTTTTGAAAAAACGGGATTCTTGTGCCTCCACTTGTTGTTGCTGATGCGCGGTAAGTAAGGGAGCATATTGCGAGTCCACGTTAGACTGCGCTTGTTGTAAGCGAGCTTGCATGACAGTATCAACGTGCTTAGTAATTCCGTCACGCATACGCTCTAGTGCAGTCTTCTGCGTGTCCAAATTTCCAAACTGGGTCATGAAGTCCTCGTCGATATCGAAAAAGTTCAACATCTTCTTGGCTTCTTCCGCAGTCATCGGAGCTTTCGCCTGTTCGGCAGGGGCCTTTGGCATATACCCTTTGAGATGCTCGCCGAACTCAGCGGCCATCGCCTTAGCGTCGAAAGGCGCAACTTCAGGAGTAGCCTCCTTTGGGTCAGGAGTTACTTCCGACGTTGGCTCAGGGGTAATCTCCCCCAAGACCTCTTTCGCGCTTCCGCCGTGATTATCGTCTGCTTCCTCGTAAAAAGGAAGGAATTTATACTTTAATGGATTCATGTTATTGTTTGGATTTCGTCAATTCGTGTGCGGTCTCAGCGATATTGCTAAGATTCGATTTGAGAGTTTGACGGGACTCTTCAAAAAATGTAAGAAATGAGGACGTTGTATCCCGGTTTCCATGGAGTTCTGAAAGTGCTGCAATCGCCTCGGGCGTGCTCGGACGGAGTTCTAGCAACTGTTGCTCCAGGATTTTCACGTCTTGATTCAAAGTGAATAAAAACGATTGGTAATACCCCGAGGACAAGAACGTGTCCAACTCTACGAGCTGGTCTTCTAGTTGCTTTTTGCTTTTCTCTTCACTCATACTGGAACTCCTGGTTGAGGCGGAACCCCCGGTTGCTCCGGCATGACCATCGGCGGCGGCATCGTTCCGGGATCGTAATTAAACCGCGAAATATCCACCCCGCCGCGAAGGTATTGCACCTGACCAACGAGCTTCACAGGGTCCATTGTTTGCGTAACCTGTTGCGCTGCCATAGGATTTGCCTGGAAGAGCAAGCCTAACAACTCCTGAATACTCTGTGCCATGAAACCTTTTTCCGACGCCAAGGTCGAATCGAAAGTAAAGAAATCATCTCCACAAATAACCTCTTCCGGCGTACCCTTAAACGCAGCATACCGTGCTTCCAGGTCTTCCACTTGACCAACAATGCGCTGAAATTGTTCAATAGAAAGTGCCTGCCTATGGTTCGTTAGCATCTGCTGTCCGAGTGGCGCATACGAACCTTCCCAAATCAAATGCCCGTGCATTTTCATTCGTCCAGCGGCACCCGCATTTACATTACGGCTTTCCGTAGCAGACCGGCGACCAGGGGCATACTGGCCCATCGCATTCCCGTTTACTCCCGTCACCACTTCCATTAACCGGGACAAGCTCTCAACGTCGGCAATGTGTCCCGCTGTTACGTCTTGCACTTTCAACTGCGAAACAGCCTTCTCTCCAATCAGAGGGTTCGTTCCCGAACGCAAGTAAATATCCCCTTCACCATCAAGGCTTTTCGTATCAACCACAGACGGATTGATAATCAAGCGGTTGCCGATGACTCTGCGGACGGAAGAAATACGTGCGTTAATGAACCAGGACATAATATCCTGCAACCTGTAAATTAGATCTGCCAAGCCGTCCGCGATAGTCTGCTCCATGTCAGGAGTGAACAAGCCTACGGTAAAGGAAAACTGTCCGTGCCAAGTGCCTGCTGGTTCCAGTCGGATGATCCTTTGGTCATTCGCAATCCAAAGATGATACATAACAGGAAACGTCTCCGGACCAAGAGGCTCATCCCCGTCGACCATGAACTTACTCGGAACAAGCTTAATCTGAACTTTGGTAACAACGCATAACGCTTTCGTATTCGTCGCAGAAAAGTTTTGTCTCCAGTCGTTGTCGATCCTATTGTTAGAGCGTAAAGTTCCACCACGGGAAGACATCCAGTTAACAGAAGCAGCAGGAATATGTTCCACACCAGCAACTTCCCCGTTAGTTTGAAGCTGATACAGCTCTTCCATCGAGTACTCTTCTTCGCTCGCACAGAACCGACCTTTCTGGAAATCCACAAGCGGGTATGCTGTGTCAGGAAAGAAGCGATACGGAGAAACGTTCCGAACATAATTACCCTCGAACCGAACGAACTCTTGCCAACTAGGTTCCCCTTGGAGACTTGCAGTAACGCCGAGGATATTCACCTCAACTGGCGGAGGAGTCACGAACACATTCGCTATTTCCTTTGTCCATCCAGTTTCAAAAATGCCTACGCCAAAGCGAGCAATGTTTAGCAAGTGCTGGAATGTTCGGAGATTGAACTGATTCCGTTTGCAATCCCGATTCACAATCTTTTCCGCATCCTGCTGTTTGGTCCCGTGATCTTCGTTTCCACTCGGATCGAACTCGAAGAACATTGCATTTTGATTATACAAAAGGAACAAAAACGAAACAAAAGTTTGAACCTGTGCGTAGGTGTGAGGCACGACTAGCTTTTCCGGCTGGCCACGATCCGCTGCTTTCTTGTCAGCTTCGTCCTGTGCACGTTCGCCACGATAAACCTGGTCCTGCAAATCCCAATCCAAATACTTGGACGACATTTTCAACCGCGATTGCTTCATCAACGCTAAAGCATGAGTTAACAATGCCTGGTGTTCTTTCGTCGGCTCGCCTTCTTGTTCGAGTAATTTTTTGATGTCGTCGGTCATAGCTTTAACAAAGTCTTGGCATTAAAAAACCTGCGCTGATCTTCTCCGTAAGAGATATTCGTTGTCCGTTTTGGCCGCATATCCTCGTCTTCAGGACGAGTTATATACGCACAGCCGTGAACAATCGCACGATAGAGATTTTCCATCATATGGTCTTTTTCGTCTTTTGGTTTATTCTTGTCCCCGTCATAGACGTAATAAGAAAATTCTGAAATGGTCTCGCGCAAGTTAGGAGAGAACATAATCGTAGGTTTACCGTCAGCCCCACGCTCTTTCAATCGTTCTCTAACCATGTTGATCCCCAACCGCAAATCTTTACTTGCTGGCATGAAATAAATTCCATACTTACAAAGCTCATCCACAATGGATTCTCTTGTAACCGGATTTGGAATAACTGCCAACGGGTCAATGTAGTATTCCGGGACGAAATATCCACCAACACGATCTTTCAAGTCCGTAATGCACGGATGGATTAAGTTCTCCGAAAACATTTCATCATAAACATAAAGTCTTCCCTGTGGGTCTGTGGCAAAATACAGGATTGCTTGCGGCAACCGAATATGATAATCCCACCAAATCCGAATGGTATAGTTTTTTGGCGGAAGATGGTAAGCTTTCCAGCCAAGAGGAACTTCCTGGAGAACGTGATCGTCATGAATAAATTCTTTGTAAATTCTGCCCGACATTCCTAGTGGATGGCCAAAAAGGCGACAGTCCTTTTCATCTTGCGTAAGAGAAGATTCAAATTCCGCAACTCCAGCTTCCTCCCGGTAAGGGTTATCATAAATAGACCCGGTAATGATATATTTTGTTTCAAACTCTAACCCTTCTTCCGCATCCTTAATCGGAGCGTCTGGATTCGGCGTGAACTTAGTATTCATCCACATCTGATCTAACGGAGTGCAAGTAAACCAATACGAACCGTTACGATCCATCAACCCGCGGGCATGAGCCTTAAACATTTTTTCGATACAAGGTTCATCGACATGGATAAAGTCCCAATCAGCGGACTCCGCAGAGAGCTTGTTTCGTTTGTAAGCTTCAATAGTATCAATAGTCAAAGTCGAACTACCTCCGCCGAACTCATCCGGACGAAGGATTTCAACCTGCTCGACGTAACCGCCTTGCGTAGTTGTAATTCTTCCAATCGACAACGCAGGCAAGAACCGAAAAAGTTTTCCAAGCTGTTCGTGAGACCCATCCCTATTCGTAAAGATCCGCTGGCTAACACCCCAGTCGGCAACAATCAAAAGACCTTTGACAGGTCTGTTTGGAATTCCCGCACGAATAAACGGATGATCCGCACCGCCTTCGTGCCGCACAGCAACATTCCGCTCGCCATCATAAATATCGAATGCGTCTTTATACCAGACACGTCCCCCCATGCACCAAGCAATGTCCTCACAGATACCGCTTTCGCTCTTGCCGAAACGGTTGCCTGTTCGCAAATACCGACCAATAGCTTTTGCAGTATGGAACTTGTGCTGCTTTAAATGCGGGCGATAAAAGTAAACGCCATACTTTTCTTTCAGTTCCTGGATACGACGAAGCCTTGCATTCTCCTGACGGAGTTCTTGCAATTTTACGAATGCTTCGACTTTAGAACTCATTAGATAGAAACTCCAGAACCGGACCAAGTTGCATTGGACCCACGGGTGTCAATGTGAACAAAGCCGCTGTAATGGCCAAGACCGCCTTCAAACAGACCTTCTTTCCGGTATTTTTTCAAAAGCGAATAGACAGTGATCGGACTTGTCAACTTAACTGTAATATCACACGCGGTGAATTCGATATGTTGCGAATAGCACACACCGCCAATAGCTTTGTTGTAAGCAGGTGAGCGATAAATAGACAGAAGACGAACGGGCCGGTGCAAGTCTCGACGCAAACGGTCAAGAACAGTAAGCGTGGGGATGATGTTATCCCAAATAAGTTTTGGCGGTTCTGTGTTTAATCGCAATGTGCTATCCCGCCCACCACGGAAGAAAACCTCCAACGCAGAAAAGTGCCGGATGTCATGCTTGTCCAGAAATTTTTGGAATTGTTCGATGTTAGTCATTAGAAAGTGCCTTTGGTGCTGAACTCGAAAGTTGGAGGAAAGACTGGGACGGGCCAGCCGGATTCTGTTTGTGTCCATTTAACTGCAATACGGCCTTGTGCATTCGCGATAAATTCGCGGCAAAACGTAGTCTGCTTTTCTCTGGGAACAAGTCGCAAAATGTCATCTGGTATGGAGCCTTGGAAATCATTATAGCGATTTACTTTGAAGACCATCGTTTGCCTTTTACAACCTTAGCGTTAGGATTAAACGGTCCGCCAGGATTGCTTCTAGTCTTGATTTCTTCCTTCGCATTGAAACGACCTTTGATTGTTCGATAGGTGGTGTAAACTATACTAAGAGCTAACAGCGCATCAGTTACTGGCCCTGCTAATTCACTCAGGTCTTGTTTGAAAAAAATCGTAGCAAGAGCCATGAGTCCTGTGACCAAGGCGAATAGAATTGTGCGTGAAGCGAACCAACTCATTAGATTTTGTTTCTTGCTTTGAGATTTTGAAGGGCAAGTTCCACAGTGGCATTGACGACCGACGTGGACGCCTGAATTCCGGTAGCAATGGCCCGAGCTTGGATCTCGTCAACGGCCTGCTTGCGCTTGATTTCCCCGGTGGCCTTGCTGTCTGCAAGAGATAGGACAACATCAAGAGCGATGGGCGCG